TGCAGAAATCGCCTTTAAATGGGCTACGATGTATAATGCGTTTATTGTTACCGATATTACCGGTGGTATGGGGGTTGCAACCTCTCGTAAACTACAAGAGTTAGGTTATAAAAACCTTTATGTTGATGGTGTAAATCCCGCCGATAAATGGAAGTGGGACCCTAAGGCAAATGATAAAATACCGGGGATTAACTTTAACTCAAAAAGAATTTTAATTGTCCAAGCATTTGAAGAGGCATTACGTTTTGGTTTTGCTGTTAGGTCACAGAGATTATTTAACGAATTAAATACGTTTGTTTATGTAAATGGTAGACCTGACCATCAAAAAGGACAACATGACGACTTAATAATGGCCATGGCTATGGCGATATATGTCGGGGAATCTTCTTTTGCCCAATTAGAAAAGGCAACAGAACAAGCAAAGGCGATGATTGAATCTTGGACTACCGAAAAACGTGACTTTAAAGATTCATCACAGAATTTTAATCCGGGTTTACCTGTTGATATGTATAATCAGTATAGGACTGGGTCATCTCAAGTAACAAGAAGTGATTATGAAAAGTATTTATGGTTATTCGGTGGTAGAAGAGTTTAGTTTATTACTGATGAACCTATTATTTATATAAAAAAAACTATGGCAGAACAAAAATATACAGTTTGGCAAAGATTAAGTAAGGTTTTTGGACCTACAGCCACATTGGACCAGCAATCTCCTGTTTTTAAATTTGATAAAAAAGAATTACTTAAAACAACTAGTAAAGCTGAATTTGAAAAAGAAAAACTACAGGCACAACAAACTATGTACATTGGTAAACAATGGCAAAAAGTTGAAAGTAACTTATACACTCAGGCAGTATATTATGAACCAACAAGAATGGCTTCATATTATGATTATGAATCAATGGAGTATACTCCTGAAATTTCTGCCGCTTTAGACATATATGCTGAAGAATCTACCACACCAGATAAAGATGGTCATATATTACAAATTTATTCAGAATCAAAAAGAATAAAATCAGTATTAGCCGATTTATTCAACAATAGATTAGACATCAATACCAATTTACCTATGTGGACAAGAAACACATGTAAATTTGGGGATAACTTTGTTTACTTGAAATTGGACCCTGAAAAAGGTATCGTTGGGTGTCAACAGTTACCAAACATTCAAATAGAACGTTTAGAAAAAGGAATGAGATTCCAACCTGACAAATATTCCCAAGAAATGGAGAATGATGCGTTGAAGTTCACATGGAAAGAAAAAAACATGGAATTCAATGTGTGGGAAATGGCTCATTTTAGAATTTTAGGTGACGATAGAAAATTACCATATGGAACTTCTATGTTAGAAAAAGCTCGTCGTATTTGGAAACAACTTTTATTATCCGAGGACGCTATGTTAATCTATCGAGTATCAAGGGCACCTGAAAGAAGAGTATTTAAAGTATTTGTTGGGAACATGGACGATAAAGATGTCGATGCATATGTTCAAAGAGTAGCAAGTAAATTTAAAAGAGACCAAATTTCTGACCCAGCAACGGGTAATGTCGATATGAGATATAATCAGTTGGCGGTTGACCAAGATTTCTTTATCCCTGTTCGTGACCCCGCAGCAACAAATCCAATAGAGACATTACCGGGTGGGACAAACTTAGCTGAGATTGCTGATATCGAATACATCCAAAAGAAATTAGTTACAGCCTTAAGAATTCCTAAGGCGTATTTAGGGTTTGAAGAAGCGGTTGGTGATGGTAAAAACTTATCATTATTAGACATTCGTTTTGCAAGAACGATTAATAGAATTCAAAAATGTATGATTGCAGAATTAAACAAAATTGCAATTATTCACCTATTCTTATTAGGTTTTGAGGACGAATTAACAAACTTTACATTAGGTCTTAGTAACCCGTCTAAACAATCTGATTTATTAGGTATTGAAGTATGGAAAGAAAAAATAACCCTATACAAAGATGCTGTCGCTGAAATACCTAACACAGTTGCACCTGTATCTGCATCGTGGGCTAAAAAACATATTTTAGGTTTCTCAGACGAAGAAATCCGATTAGATATCCAACAACAAAGAATTGAAAGAGCAGTATCTGCCGAATTAGGTAAAACTGCTGAGGTTATTACTAATACAGGTTTATTTGATAATATTGATAAATTATATGGTAAAAAAGATACTGAAAAACCCGCTGAAGGTGGAGAATCACCTGAAGGAGGAGCACCTGATATGGGTGGTGGGGCGCCACCAATGGGGGGTGAACCATCTCCTGAACCACCAGCTCCTGAAGCTGGAGGTGCTGAATTAGCACCTGAAAGATTTGTTAGAGATGACTTAAATTTACTTTTAGAGGAAAACCTTTTTGGTCAAGATGATTTTATGGATTTAGGTAAAGGTAGAAATTCATTAGTCGAAATAGACGATAGATTGAAAGAATTACTAAATAGATAATATTTATATAGAAAACTTGAAATGAATAACTTTGGAACTATTAAAAGTAAATTAGAAAAAGCGAGCGTTGACTTGTTTGGTAAAAAAGAGTTTTCAACCTTTATGAGTAACTTTAAAAAAGGTATTTTAGAAAACAAAGATATGAGTGAAATATATTTTATATATGATGACTTATCATCTAAAAAAGGTATCTCAAAAGATATTGCAACGGATTATGTAAATGAATCTATTGAATATTGTCAAATATTAATCGAAGGAAATAAATCAAAAATTAATAAAATTGATAAATGGATTTCTAATTTTGTATCTGAAGTTGAAAATAAATATAATAATATCGATACTCTTATTTATAAAAATTCTATTAAAAACTTAGAAACAGTTTTAGAGTCAAAGAAAAATATCATTTCAACTATAGTTTCAGAAGAAACGAAAAAACAAGTAAAAGAATCAATCCAACTTCCAATTACAACTATGGTTAAAGTTGCTGAAGATAATATAAAAGGACAACTTGAAAGTTTATCAGAATCTGAAAGAAAAGAAATTATTTCAATAGTTTCTTTATCAAAAAAAGAATTAGATAAAGAATTTAATGAACTTAAAGAAAGTGTTATTTCAAATTTAAAAACTTCTTTAAATGAATCTAAGGAAGATGATATGAAAAGTGTTATTGATAAAACAATATCAAAAATTTCAGAATCTAAATCTAATCCTTACGACTTATACAAACTTAGAAAACTAAATTCAGGACTATGAGTTCAAAAAAATACTTTTTTGGTTGGGGTAACATTAAAAAAGGATTAACTGAACTTATAAGAATATACTCCCACAAACCATCATTTTTTTCTAAAAAAAGAATTGAGTCTGGAGTTGCTTTTATTATAGCGCAGTGGGGTATGGTTTTTTATCTTTTGAAAAAATATCCTGATTTAACAATGACTGATATAATTATGTGGGCAACAATAGAATTTGGGGTTTCAGGTTATATCCTCCACCAAATACAAAAAGAAAAAAAGATGGACAAAAATACTGATGAAAATCAAGAAAATTGATTTCTTTTTTTCTGTAAGTAAATCGCCTTATTTATTTGACTTCTTTTCTTAATAGACTTTTTTGTAAATTCTTGTCTATCTCGTAACTGTTCTGTTTGTTTTGTTTTATAAACCTTAAACTTATATTGTTTTAGGGCTTGTTCGATAGACGAAGCGTTTTTTACTTTAATTATAATCATATTTTTTTTACTTTATTAATATAAATATACCAAAAAAACTCAATTTTTACAATTAGTTATTTTAGAATTACATTTATTAAAAATAAACCTGAAAGTTATGATTAATGAAAAAAGGAAAAACATCAAAATTAAATATTTTTGATGATGCAAAATGTCTCTACGGAACTGTAGATTCGAAAAATATGAAATCAATTTATGTAGTATTACAGACTTGGATAGAACCCATAACAATAGACGATAATTGGAATAGATTAGTTGGTGAGATAAAAAGACAAATCCAACATACGTTATTAGAAGTAATAGACCCACAAACATTTGAAAGAAAACAAATTGTAGACTTAGATTTAAGGACAAGTGGGATACAAAAAAATAAAAAAAGTTTTATGAATTTAGAAATTACATTATTTGTTCATAATAAAACATTAGACTTTAAATCACACATTTTAAGAGATAAAATAAAAAAGATGTTAACATCAATTTATATTGACGACTTAAAAAACAACAAACATTTTACACTAAGTAAGACAAAAGTTGTAGAATTCAAATAAACCTAATATTTATTCATAAAAGCATTATGAAAATTTTAGGACCAAATGATAGTGGTAAAGGAATATTAGTTGAGTGGGACGCAGGAATAATTAACCCTAACGAACCACGTAATCAAACTATTATACAAGAGTCTTACGGACAATTAGAACATTCAAAACCATTTGTATTTTATGCAACACTTCAAAAGTGGGGTGTTCCAAATAGAAATGGAAGAGTATATCCTGAAAAAATATTAAGAAGAGAATCTGAAAAATATCAAGATGTCATCAAACGAGGTATGTCTATTTCAGAACTTAATCACCCTGAATCTTCTTTAATTGACCTTGATAGAGTATCTCACCTTATCACTGATATGTGGTGGGAAGGTAATGTATTAATGGGTAAGATAAAGTTATTAACAACTCCTGGTTTCCATGAAAGAGGTATTGTATCATCTAAGGGCGATGTTGCTGCTAACATGATGAGACAAGGTGTAACTATGGGAGTGTCTTCTCGTGGAGTTGGCTCATTAGTTAAAAAAGGGGACCAAAATGAAGTTCAAGACGATTTTGAATTAATTTGTTTTGACCTTGTATCTTCACCATCTACACCAGGGGCTTACTTATATTTAAACAAAGAAGATAGACCTAAGTATGAAGAAAAACCTTCAGAACACGATTCAACTAATATATCGGTAGGAGGATTACAACAATCTGTTGACTTAATGAAAAGATTAACCGATTATTTAGGTAGATAAAAATTTACTTATGGACGAAAAATATTTTGTAGCAAAAATCACAACCGATATGGTTGATGATAACACAGGAAAAGTTAAAAAAATGAGAGAAGAAAAACTCGTTAAAGGATTTTCACCAACTGACGTTGAAGCGAAAGTTACTAAAGTTTATGAAACTTATTCAATGGATTGGAGAATTACAGCAATTGTTGAAAGTAAGATAGACGAGGTGATTGAATAATTTTTTTGTTATTTTTTAAAGAGGGAGCTTAGGTTCCCTTTTTTTATGCTTTAATTTTTTTAGGATAAAAAACCCGTTATACGAATTTTTTTGAAATAATGATATATTTATTTAGTAAAATAAACGCGTAACGCATTGCAGTAAAAAAAATGAGTTTAGAAAAAAACGAAAATTTAGTAGAGAAGGCTTTATTACAAATGAAGTCTATCGAGGAAGCTATAAGCGAAAATGCAAAAGGAATACTTGCTTCTACAATGAAGGAAGAAATCAGTGAACTAGTAAAAGAGTCATTATTTGGCTCAAAATCTAAAACATCTTTACACGAACAAGAAGAAGAAGGTACTGAGGTTGAAGTAACCACAGACGACGAAACAAATGATGGTGTCGAGATGAGTGATGTGGAAACGGAAGTTAATCCAGAAGGTGACGTTGATGTTGCTATGGGGGCTGAAGTTAACACTGATAACGAAGACGAATTACCACCTCTTGATATGACAGGAGCTAAACCTGATGAAGTGTTGAAAGTATTTAAGGCTATGGGTGATGAAGATGGGATTATTGTTGTTAAAGACGGTAATAACATCCACTTAACTGATAATAACACAGACACTGAATATTTTATCGATTTAGGTGACGATTCAGATTTATCTATGGAACATCCTATGGAAGATATGAACGAGAGTGTAATTTATGAATTAGTCTTCGAAGAAAAAGAAGGTGATGTTGAAATGGATGAATCTTATGACGAAATGGACGAATCTGATGACGAAGACGAATCGTATGACGAAATGGATGAATCTGATGACGAAGACGAAACAATTTACGAATTGGAAGTTAGTGAGTCTATGAAACCAAAAGGAATGGGATTCGGCAAAATGAGAAATGGAATGTCTAAATCATCAGTTAATAACAAAGGTTTCGATGAAGATATGAAAAACGGAATTAAATCTGAGAAAAAAGGTAAAGGTCCTAAATTTTCATATGGTAAACTTAAGCATGGTGTAACTGAATCTGAAATGGATGATGAATTCATGGAAGGATGGATGGACGAAGAAATGGTAGATGATTATAAAATGGAATCTGACTACATGGAAGGAGACTACATGGAAGGAGACTACATGGAAGGAGACTACATGGAAGATGATTACAC